CCGTGGAGATTGATGTTAGAGAATAATGGGGATTTTTCAGACTGGCCGCTATTTTCCGAAGGGATGTCGTATATTAAAGAAGATTATACAGAAATAACAAAGTGATTAATTTACATATGCCGTGTAGTAAAGGTATACATTTAAGGATTAACAGGAAAAAACAATGAGTAAAGCACAATACAACTTAAAAGACAAAACAGATTATTTGAATCGTAAAATGTTTCTTGACCCAGCAGGTCCAGTTACCATTCAGAGATTCGAGGAAGTAAAATATCAAAAACTTCAAAAGATTGAACAAGTGGCACGAGGATTCTTTTGGGTACCAGAAGAAGTATCACTCACTAAAGATGCCAATGATATGAAAGGAGCGTCAGACGCTGTTCGTCATATCTTCACAAGTAATCTTTTGAGACAAACGGCACTTGATTCACTTCAAGGTAGAGCGCCTGGACAAGTATTTGGTCCCTTATGTTCTATTCCAGAACTTGAGGCGATCATGTACAACTGGTCATTCTTTGAAACAAATATTCATTCACGATCATACTCACATATTATTCGCAATATCTATAACGTGCCGAAAGAAGTATTCAATACTATCCATGATACAAATGAAATCATTGACATGGCGGCAAGTATCGGAAAATACTATGATGATCTACACATGATCAACTGTCGTGTTGAACTTGGCGAGAAAGTAAATGAACAAGAACATATCAATGCCATATGGTTAGCGTTACATGCCAGTTACGCTTTAGAAGCGTTTAGATTTATGGTATCATTCGCCACATCATTGGCAATGGTAGAGAACAAGATCTTTATTGGTAATGGTAATATTATCAGTCTGATTCTACAAGATGAATTACTTCACAAAGAGTGGACAGCGTGGATGATTAATCAAGTAGTAAAAGAAGATTCAAGATTTGTAACAGCCCAAGAACAATGTGAGGATGAAGTCAGAAAGATTTATGAAGAAGTGATTCGGGAAGAAAAAGAGTGGGCAGATTATCTGTTTACAAAGGGTCCAGTTATTGGTTTGAATTCTGATATTCTACGAGAGTTTGTAGATTACACAGCGGTTAGCGCATTGAAAGACATTGGCATCAAATATTGGAATCCAGCACCAAAGACAACTCCTATTCCATGGTTCAATAAACATACCGATACAAGCAAAAAACAGTCAGCGTTACAAGAAACTGAAAGTACCTCTTATGTCATCGGGGTATTGACAGACAGCGTTGATTATGATATGCTACCAGAACTATAAGGAGATAAAAATTTTATGAACGTAGTAATATGGAGTAAGTACAACTGTACATATTGTGATGCAGCGAAGAAGTTATGTGAAAGTAGAGGCATTGAATATGAAGAAAGAATCATTGGTGAAGGTTACACAAAAGAACAGTTATTAGAAGCGGTACCAACTGCAAGAACTGTTCCTCAGATCTTTGTCGATAATTCCTTGGTTGGTGGATTTACAGAATTTAGAAAATACATTGGAGAATAGATGAACAATTTAGTTGGACAAGTAGTAACATTTAAGTTAAACTCTGGCGAAGAGTTAATCGCCAAAATCAGATCAGTAACAGACAATACAGTAACATTAACTGAGCCAGTATCAGTAGCACCAGGTCCACAAGGAATGGGATTAGTTCCATCTATGTTTACCGTTGCCCAAAATTCAGATATTTCACTAAATCTTGACTCAGTTGCCCTATATGCCAAAACCGACGATAATATTGAGACTAAATACATAGAAGCGACGACTGGACTTACAGTTCCTGAGAAGAAAATTATTACAGGTTAATATGGCAAAACTTTCTAGAGTAGGAGATGCAAATCAAAAGGGAGGCAAGATACTTCAAGGTGCCTCTACTGTGTTTGCAAATGGAATTCAGGTGGGCACTCATGTTAGCCCACTATCTCCTCATGGAAAAAATCAACATAAAGTAGCAAAGACTACCGATGGTAGTCCTACTGTGTTTGCTGAAGGTAAGCCCGTCCTGAGAGTAGGGTCAGGTAATACATGTGGACATAGTATTAAAGACGGAAGCCCTGACGTATTTGTACCGTGAGGTGATGAATGTCAGATAGTGGAACTCAGAGTCCCTTCGGGATTAATGCCGTAGCAGGATTATTAAGAAACGAAGGATTTCAAATCAATCAATATGCCCAAGAACATATGGGCATTCGAAAAAATAACTTCGATTACAATTTTGGTAGCGTAGTATCAGATACGGTGGTTCGACTACTTACATGGTCTGTTAATGATGCTTGGCGAAGAGGTGTTCCAAATCGTGATGATCGAAGTTTTACCAGTTATCAATCCTACAATATCAAAAACAGTTATTATCGAACCACTGTAGAATGGAACACCTATAATAATCTTATCGAGATAGGACAACTTGGTGGAACATTCGATACTGGATGTCCAGCATTAGGCAACTCGTTACCCTACTCATTCAGACCCATTGATCAAGCGAATGTTTGGGCAAGACCGGGACTTGAAAGAAGTGCTTACATTCAACCAACTGAAGTGTCTAATACACGAGTATCAGGTGAAGATGTTATTCCATTGATCAGTGATTATTGTGAAGCGTCTCCCCAAGTTATTCCAGCTAGTAAAGTAGAGTGTCAACCAGGATATGCCTACAATCTTTATACAGGTGGTGATTTAGGTCCGTTATGGCAAACAGGAGACTCTTCACTTGGAACAGTACAGCTTGAAATTCCAGCTAGAAAAGTATTAGCGATACCAGTAACAACAGCGACTAGTACAAATGCCGCTGGTCGAATTGATTTCACTGCTAATACTGGTGATCCACTTGGAACAGATGAAGCAATTGTTGTTTGGTTTTCGGCAACACCTGGTGGGCCACCTATTAATGTCACGGGAAGAGTATCACTCCAAGCGAGTGATGTGTCAGATAGAAGTTTTTATTGGACACAAAATCCTGAACAACCTGAAATTGATGAAGCTGGTAACTTTTTTGCCTACATAGGAAGTGAGTATCGTGTCATATACATCAACTTCTGTTATTTTACAGACGATGATGTGTTGGGAGATGAAGATTTTATTTTATTCAATATTAGTAATTGGTGGGACAATTACATATCACCAAATAGTTTGACATCTCAAGGTATTTCATTCACATCATTGAACACTCCACAAAATCCTGCTGAACTATTCATATCTGGTGTAGGATTAGATAATGATTTAGATTTCTTTGAGGGAGAAGAAACAGTATCACAAGGACAAAGTAGAGGATACTGTCGATCAGAATACATGCATGGTGGTTTGCCTGGACCAGCGACATCAGGATATTGGTATGATCGTTGGGGACAAAACTATCAAGGACAGGGTGCTTCATGGTATCCATGGCGTGGACCTAATAATATTAATCCCAATCATTCAGTAACACAATGGGGATATGTCGCTTCACATGCATTACAGGCTTGGAATGAGTTTAACTTTAATGGAACAAGTACTGAGCAAAGAACACCATCATATTCAGAATTTCTTGGATCATTTGAAACGTATTACACATGGCAGAATAGAATAAACGAAGTTATTTTTTCAAATGAAAATGGCGAAGATTTTCTAGATGGAATTTATAGTGGTATCAATGATTTATTAACAGCAGACTTATCTGGCATTTCGGAAGACCTACAAGAGTTTGGTGTAGAGTTAGAACAAAATGGAAAAGCAATTGAATTTTCTAGATTGACATCATTTGGTTTGCCATCAGTATTACTTTATACAATCGCCAGAAATAATGCTATGACTCCAGGGTTAACATTGGCATTATTGGCGGCAGGATTGACAAATCAAGAAATCGCTGATTTATCTGGATTCTCTACTACATTTGTTTCTATCGAACAAGAACAAACATTATATACAGCATTCCTTACCGTAGTAAATGAATCATTAGATCAGATATTGAGGATATTAAACTTTAATCCATTGGGATTGGATAATAATCGTAGAGTTAATACTTTGGCTGATCTGTTGGATGTATCTAGATTGTTCCCAACAACATTTAGAACTTTAACATTCCCATTAGCAAATCCCAATCCTAATGATGATAACTTGGCTAAAACATACTATTTCATTTTTGATCCTGACAATACCAGTTACGAAGATGCTTCATTGAGTGTTGATGCACAATCAACCAATACTCAATCTAGTGTAGGTACGCTTGTCCCAGATGTTACGATATTGAGACGATCACAATCAATTGATAATCCAGATAACTATGTGCCACCTGAAGCAGGATTTGCTGGTTATCTTAGGGATATTCTTCCTGAGAAACAGGCAGTTGCAGCAGGTGCCTTTCAATATACATTACGACAAGTAAAAAACATTCAAACAATTACAGCCCAACGATTTGCCAGAATTGTTCAGAATATGGAAAGTGAAGGGGGACAACTTCCAGATGCTGGTACCGGCACAAAACCAGTATTAGATTTTGCCAATTTAGAAAATAGAAATATTCTTGCCCAAGGTTCTGGCCCTGTAGGTGAGTTTACAATGAATGACTTCTTTGCCTCAATGTCTGGCAATGGATTTGAATGGGAGTTCATTCGACAATCTATGAAAAATCCATCTGATCCAGAATCACAAGGATTTGGCACTGCGACAAATAAATTATTTACAATATATAGAGAAAACTATTTGGCTGTACAATGGGAAGAAGCGTACATAACAATATCACAACCTTATCGCTTCGAGCAAACACAAGAATATCGTCCTTATGAAGCCGTTCCAAATGAAGCTAATCCTAACTACAATGGTGGTCCACCTGATCCTAA